ATTTGAGCCAGAGCCGATTGGCTTGGTTCGGTCTGCTTCGTCTGCCTCGGCAGAGGTGAAGGTAAGTCGTGATGGGTCTACGAACGAGATTAGTCGGTATGCTGCACCGTAGATAATTACATCTTTGGTGGATAGTGGTAGACCAGTTACGGTGACAAAGTCATCTGAGTTGTTAGCCATTGCGGTGGCTTCTTTAGTGTAGGTCACCTGTACGGTGCGACCTGGCTCTACTCCTGAGTAAAGAGAGATTGTGTTGCCGCTAGTGAAAGCACCAGTATTACCCATAGGGTCGTGTCGCCAAGCACGGATAGGTGCCCATTCCTTAGTAGAACCAATGGTCTGATAGGATACCGCTAGAATGCCCTCAGCCTCACTAGGAAGGGCGTAAGTGGTAGTCGCAGGGGAATATGTGAAGGTGGTAGTTCCAATGCCCCACAATTGCGGATAGACGGCTTTAACAGTGTCATTGATAGCACGCTTGACAGCAACCCGTGGAAAGGTAGGGGCAATGGTTACCTTGGCATTCTGTGCGTGGGTAGCAGCAGTGGTTCCTTGGTAGCCACGACCGAACGGAGCGACGACTAGGCTAGATGCTGGTCGGTTGACTGAGTCAACGAATAGCAACTCCTCATCAATCTCAACCAAACCTCGTGCTACGTTATCCACAGATGCAATGCCAACTGATAGACCAGAAGTGCTAGTTACAGCAGAGGTCAGGTAGGTTAACCTATCCTGTCGCATCGTATAGCCAGCAAGGTTCAGTAGAACCTCGTCAACCATCTCGTTGAATGTTGTCATACGTCTATGCTCCTAAGGGCTGGAATAGCCTCTAATCCTGTTGTGCCAGCAATCTCATTACAGACTGCGTTCAATCCTTTGTAGTCTTTAGGAGAACGGCCTGCATCTGCCTTTTGGTTTAGGGCACCAAGTAGTGCTTCGCCAGTGGTACCAGCCCACACGTTTGCTGCACCTTGCTCATCTTGAAACTGCTTAATGTCAGTGATACCAGCAAGTCTGTTTAGTTCACCTGCTAATGTACTACCTGGTTGTCCCGTTGCCATTTGTCCTACTTCTTCTTAATTTTCTTTAAGTCTGCTTTTGTAATCTTTTTCTTGTTGCCAGCCACAGCAGCCAATCGCTTCTGTGCTGGTGTGTACTTTGCGTATGGCATTATTTCTTCTTTCGGCTAACTGCTGCATTGTCAACCAAGTTAGGGTAGGGCCGTCCAGCAGCCCTAGCCCGTTTCTTGGCCGCAGCAATTTGGGCTGGAGTCAACTTCTTAGATTTCTTAGAAGGATTCTTTTTATCCCAAAATGCTTTCTTCTTCATTACTTCTTCTTTGCTTTAGCCTTTGGCTTTGCTACCATCTTTGGAGCCTTGCCCTTTGCCATTTTCTTTCCGTACATTTACCACTTCACCTTATCTGCCCAGTATGCGGCACTCATTTTACCTTTTCGTATATTTGCCCTATGTCGGGCTTTGAACGCTGCTTGACGTGCTGTAGGTTTCTTATCTCCAGTTACGCCTTGCTGTCCAAATCTGATTAACCTTATTTGGTTACCTTCTTTAGCCACAACAACGTGTGACTTGGTAGCGTGGTTAGGTGTACGCTTAGGCTTGTTGTAGCCAGATACACCTGCTTGTTCTAAACGAGGGTCTTTCTTACTTGCCACGCTTAGTTGTCCTAGGCATTGGTGGAACTTTGTAGCCACCACTTGTGAATGGTTGATTGCCCTTTGGGTCAGCAATCATCTCACCATTGCGGTGCTTGTAGTTGATGTGTTTGCATCCACAGGTTGCGCACATTAGATAACTCCAGTTTCTTTAAGGGCCTTAACCGTTTTCTTATCTTGTAATCTTTTGGATGAAGCAATGGCAGTACCACCGTCATACGCCTTACCCATATTCTCGGATGCTTTAACAGCAGCCTGAATCTTTGCCATTGAGGTTCCGTCTGGCTGAATCCCCTGTGCACGAGCAGCAGAGTACGCATTCAGTTCGGCTTCCCACTTCTTCTTGGTAACCATCTTGTTGCCTGCAGCATCCCCTGCATTCAGTTGGAGTGTTCCAACTTTGCATCCGAAACATCCTTCCACGAACTCAGGGTGTACCATTTGTCTATGTAAACTCATTCGTCAATTACCTCATATCCTGCTGCAATCAGTTCAGCAGCCACCGCGTCTGATACTGGATATTCGTGACCACCAATGTAAACTTCGGTAGCCAATGCTATGTCATCTTGGGAAGGTGTACGGATTTGTACATACTGCCCGTCAATCTTTAAGACAGATTCACCACGTTTTGCTGTGTAGAAATAGAACAGGCGATGTCCACCAATTGGCCCTTCGGACACAGTAGGTGGAATAAATATCTTTGCCATTGTTTCCTTTCGTGAACCTAAGAATGGTAGGGGCCGAAGCCCCCACCAAACTTAAACCAACGATTAGGTTGGGTTAATGCTTGAACCTGTTTCAATTCGGTACAATGCAGCCTGTCGGTATACTGAGAAGCCAAGTACGCCGTACCAACCGATTGGTCGGAATCGCATCAACTTGTCAGTGACAGGGCCGATTACTACGTGTGGTTCTTCTGCAACTGCTTCTGCCAATGCTTGCTTTCCAGCAAAGAATGAGCGGAATACACGTGCTGATGAAGCACCATCGGTAGCGTTGTATAGACGTGGAGACTCAACGAAGAATGCACCTTCGTATTCACCGATTTCTCCAGCCCAGATAGCATCATTTGCTTGATACTCGTGAGGGATTCTCCAACCGCCTGCGCCTGTCTCGGCACGTAGGTCGTGAGAAACTTCTGGGTGCACAGCAGCCCAGTACATTGAACCCTTGCGAGGAACAGCCTTGCCTGCACGTAGTTTCGCAACAGTCTTGCGAACTAGAGCAGAGGTTAGTGCCATACCTGAAGTAACAGTTGCTGTTGAGGTTGCTGCTCCACCGTAGTATACGTTGGTGCCTGCACGTAGTGCAGTCTGTGCAACTTCGTCAATGCTGTCAGCCATATTGAATGCGATGATGTCAGCAATTGCTGGGTCAACATCTGCAAGGCTGAACAACTGCAACTTGCGTGTTACTAGAGAGGCATTGCCGTACTCATTTAGAGTTACGGTTACCTGTGATGGCGTACCGATTGCTGTTGCATCTGGGTCAACCTGCTCTGATAGAGCGGTTGTTGCTTGTGCCAAATCGGTATAGATTTGTAGAACAACTGATGAGCCTGGCATTGCTTGCTGCGCTGGACGCTTGTCAGCAACAGAGCGAAGCAATGGCTGAGAGCGTAGTGCGAACTCAACAAGGCGGTCATATGCTTTCTGGACTAAACCAGCAGCGTTAGAAGGTGTGAAAGCACCAACGTTATCTGATGAAGCATATGCACCACCACCAAGTCCACCATTTGTTGTGGCTACGCCACCCGAGAGGGCGGTATATGTATCTGCCATTTGTTATGGTTTCCTTTGTGTGATAGTAGTTATGAATTAACCACCGAAGATTAGATTTTCAATTTCTTCGGCGGATTCAGCCTGGCTTAGACGTAACATCATATCGTCTACGCCAGCAGGTGAAACGGCATTTGCAGTTACTGCGTCAATCTGACGCAGGGTAGCCAAATCCGCTTCTTGCTTTGGCTGACCTAACGTGAACCCAAAGTCTTCTGCATTCTCCCGTAGCCAAGCATCAATATCATCTGCAGTTGATACTTCACTTGGTATGTACTTGGCAATTGAGGGACGAACGCCTCTGGATTCCAGAACGGACTTGACAACGTTTGTTCGTTGTTCACTGCGAAGGGTATTGAGTTCTGCCTCTAATTCCTTCGCCCGCTTTTCATTTACTTTTGCGGCTCTACGAAGTTTCTTGACTAAATCAGATGAATCCTGAAACTCATCTTCAAAGTCATTGTCGTCATCTAGCCATTCATTGTTGTTGCTCATAGCAACCATCTCCCATTCTTGTTTGTTGTTGTTCGCAGCGCACAATACAATCGGGGACTTTGTATCGGATGCCACTATCGGACTTGTACACTGGTGAGGCCGACTGATTCACCTAGGTTCTATTAGAATTGACCTCTACGTCTGCGACCTAGACTTACGCCACTAGCAGTTCCAGACTGACCCATAAAGGCTGTCTGCTCTTGCTCGGCTAATCTACGCCTGCGCTCTGAGGCTAACCCTTGGAACTGCTCTTGCTCTAGTTCTGTTTGCAGAGCAGTTGCTTCTGGGGTTTCTCTTGTATACATCTCTGACAACTGTGTTAGTCGTGGCTGAGTCAAACGAATCTGCTCAAAGCCAGCACGAGCCTGTGCTCGTGTTACGCCTAGTCGTTGTAGTTCTTCTGCACTCTGAACTGATAGTCCACGCTGACGTGCTTCTGCACTAATCTCTGCACTAGTAATCTTACGCTTTAGTTCTTCTGCACCAGTAGAACCAGTTAGTAATGCCTTAGCAAAGTCAGCATCAGTTAGTTGACCCCTGGTCAATTCTTTGACTCGGTCAATCTCAGCCTTGAGGGCTGAGTCAGCATTGCGTACACGGTCATAAACATTTACTACACGGTCTGTAAGTTCAGCAGCAGATACCTGATTACCAATCAATGTGGCAAAGGTGTCTCGGTTTGCTACACCACCTAGGTCGTATCGCTTTAGGATTTCGTTGTACTGTTCCTCAGCCTGTAAGTATTCGGCTGGGCTAAGCATTGGCAGACCTGCTGCAACTCTAGCAGCGTTACCCTTGAAGCGTTGCTTGT